ATATTCTAATTTATAATGCCAGAGGAACATAAAATAGTCGAGTGTGAAGTAAAGGAACCAGATAGAAAAGATAAGAAACAGCCGGTAGCTAATCATTAGGCTTATGCGAGCCAACGCAAAGGCAGTAATACACCATGCGACGGATTCCGAATTGAATTTGATCCACCATTGGAGGGGTAAATAAAACGGGATTGGCCTTATGAACCAATCCCGCACATCAATTTTAGCTTGCTCAGGGTAAAAGAAAGCAAACACAGAATGACTTTCTGTTAATAGATACGCTATAAATACAGCTAACGCTATTAATCTAAACTTCATATGATTTTAAGGGCCAACAGGCGGTGGCGTACCCGGAGGTGGTGGCGGCGTACCGGGCGGATTCGAGTCATCATCAAAGGCCGTAATCGTACCGCTCAATCGCCCGCAGGCTTCCGTTAATGTACCGTCAGTATTTTTCTCTTTGAGATGTTCCAGCAAGTCTTTAAGCTGCTTTCTTATTTCGTCCCTTTTTGTGTTTTGCATTGTATTTTTCTTTTAGATTTTCTGCAACAATTCCACTAAGCTTATTAACGAAACCCGTAAGGAATCCGGCGATGATGGAAGCGCCTCCTTTGAAAATAAAAGCAACCCACGATAAATGAGAAGGGTCACCAAAAAGAAGTATCCCCACTGTAAAGCAAGCGAAGCCAGAACTTTTGATAAACGCTTTAGTTTGTTCATAATTACTTCCCATTTCGTTTACAATTTGGCTACAATCTACAAAGGTTTAACGGCTATAAAGATACGTATAACACGGTATTTTACTACATCTTATACGGTACCCAACTTGATTACGGTCAAGGCTTTACATCCGGCGGGGGCGGATCGGTCTTAATCACCACCTGACTGCTAGTAAAGAAGTTCTTCAGCAGGTAGGCCACGCCTGCGGCTAGCGCTGCCAATCCTATCGCTTTCCATGAGAATACCACGGGGGTAGTCGTAAGGGCCTGTTCGGCCACAGTAAGCGCCCCTGTTACCCCAGAGACTATTAGCCCCTTAGCGCCGTCGCGCCAATCAATGGTGAATTGTTTTGAGGTCTTTACAGTAGCCATATATTTGGGTTTTAGTTACGTGTCTTTAAAATGGTCGCAATAGCCAGCTCCTTGCCTATCAAATTTACGGGTTCCAGGCTGATTTCGATGGGGAATTCAGTCCAGTTCTTGTTCAGTCCCATCAGCGTCATGGCCACGTGTCCCATCGGTCTTGATTTGGGATTTTCTTTGAAATACTTTAGGTGTTCGTCATGGCCAGCGCGAAAGCGTACCGGCATCAGGTCTTTGATATTCTTCCCGTCCAATTCGCCATTGATATAACCGAATAGCTCGTTTGCCCGTGATGTCGAATGCAGGATAACCCCATCGCTAACATCCACAACGATGGAGGGCGAGAAGCGAGCAATCTGTTCATCGAATAGCGGTTTGGCGTTTCGCATGGCAAGCACTTTGAGGGCCGCCATCTCCATTATTAATGTTTCTGTTGAATCCATAATATTACAAGCGATACAAGGTTTACAATAATGAAGGCTATGGCTCCATAGACTATCTTTTCCAGTCGGCCGATCTTTTCTTTATTGACGGCTAGTTCAGAGGCGGTGGTGCCTATTTGGGTTTCGTATATCTTGCTGACCTTGATTTCCATATCTACAACACGTTTACCCATTTCTTCCATGAGAATAGTTTGTCGGATAAGTATTTCTTTGTCGTCTGCCATTTAGTTTACTTTTTTAAACGCCCGCCACCTCACAGGCCCCCATTTCGTCGGGTCTGGAACAATAGCCGCCTCCTTTGCAAAAAACAGCACCGGGCTTTCAGTTATTGTCTGCGAAGATAGCACACCCGCCGTAGCTGTCAAAGAGGAAGACGCCCCGGTCGTATCGGTAAATGACGGCACCCATTTTCTTACGCCTTGGTTTGCCAATGTGCCTAAGTTTACCGTCTGTCCCGTTAGCGTCGCATTTGTATAGCTCCCCTTCCATGTGGCATAACACACCGAATCTGTTTGATAGGCGTTCCTAAATTTCAATACCCATTTGCCAGTTGGACCGCCGTTTACCATCACTGAATCAAAGTAATAGTCTTTCATTTGATGATAAAAACCTGCTTGGTAATACCAACCGGCATAGAATACACTAAAGTCAAAAGGAGCGCCGCCGATAGCAGCTGCAATGCCGTAGGCGTAAAAGAGGAACCGTACGGAATTGTTTGTGTCGCCGAACTGGTTGCTCGAAGCGTAATTGTTGTACTTTGCAAATGGTGACGCCATCATGAGTAATCGCATGCGCGCAAGGTAGATAGCCTTTGCCTCGTGAACCGTTAGCGTGTCGTATGAAAGCCATGGGTAAATGTCATAGATACTAGCTGCTTCGGTTGTGTTTATAATGACTTGGTTGCAATTGCCGACGCCTCCCTCCCCAATATCAATACGTATATTCGTTGGCATCCATTTGTACATATTGCGCGCCACGGCATCAGAGTAAGTCAGCCAACCATGATAACCAGACCGTCCGAAATTTTCCGGTGATTCAGCGCGCATACCGATTTGCTGTTCCAAGGAAAGGTAATTGCCTTTGAGCGTGTCAATGTTTAGGTATTTGTGACCTTGAAATATTTGGAACGGCAATGTACTGTCTGTACGGGTCATAGCGGTTAGCAGTCTTGCTGTAGCAACAAAATTCGTATCAGGATCAACCATGCCCGGAACGGAAAGTTTCATAGTGCTATCGCCATTCTTAACACCCGTCTTTCCAGCTACCCCATAAGTCCCGTTGTGGCCATCCCATTCAATTGAAAGCTTCATAAACATGGCCATGTAAGATGAGCCATGCGCTTCGTTCTCATTGCCGGCTTCGTACGTGTCAAACAGGCCTAAGCCATTTCCTGTGTAACTGCCGCGTCCTACCCATTTATCGGGTGTCGCAGCACGCGTGTCATGGCCGAAGACCCGGGAATACCAGAACGCAAAATCAGCAGCACGCATATAGCTGGTAGGAACTTCCGGCTCCAAGCCTGAACTATCCACATCAGCCTGTGACCCTTGTGCAGCTGCGTATTGGTTGGAAGATTGATTGGTATAATGAACCGTTTTGCCTGCTGCGTTCAAGGCTAATGCCCAAGGAACGTTAACGTCAGCACTTTCCCAGAACTTATAACCGGTTGGTACATTCCGAACATTAGCGGTATCGTAATACCACTTGCTAGTATAGAGACGAAAGTCACCGTCATGGGCTGTACTGGCCGCACCAAGTCCCTGAAATAGATTCGTACCGTTAAGTTTGCCGACGGTATAAGCGGCACTCTTTTTGGACGGCAATGGCCCCATATATGTCGGTGGCGCAAGTTGGGCGGCGCGGCCGGTTGTATCCCCTACGTAATGACCGTAGAAAACAAGTTCATTGAAATTGGAAGCATGCGAAGATGAGGTAGTTAACATTACCATCAGGTAGCGCATAGAATCGTGGGCTGCTATATTGGTCCATCCGGCACCAAATCCGGTCGTGGTAAGCGTATCGAAGGGTTTCATTAAACTATCCGGGCGCGCAAGATGCCAAGCGGCATTAATTGGTGTCATACCAAACAAGGAATCGAGATTATAGAAGTACATCGGATGTCCCGCTTCCTCCCCACTAAGTCCGTATATGTCCGTTAAGCTGAATTTCTTTGTTGTATCTCTCAGGTTAGGAACGCCGCCAAGATCGAATATCAATCTTATCTGCCGGTTACCGGGCCATATCGTGCCGTTTACATTCCCTGCAAAATTGTAGTTAGGCTTCTGCGGAGCACCGGCAGTCGTATCCCATTTATGTTGTGGATTGCCAGGGGAAGTAGTATCCGTTAAAACACCATTTTTAGGATCGGCTACCAGATAGCCGTCAAAGAAATTTTGAGGCGGTTGTTGGTCGTGTTGCGCGTAGGTAGAAAGCGAGAAGATGGTATATACCTTAGCAATATAGTTCGGCGGCGGGTGATTAAACGTGTCATCCACCAAATCCCTGAAAACATTTTCTGTGTAATAGGGACTTTGAACGCTGTAAAAAGTATCGCTGAGGGCGCTTGTGGAGAGGGTAAAGTTGGTCAGCTTTTGCACGACGCCCGGGCTATAGGTTGCTAACCCTGTCTGTAATGCCGGCTCAACCGTGGATGCGCCATTTACCCGGTAATACCATACTTTTTCTGTCGCAGAATTGGCGTAGGCGGCAGAGTTTGTATAGCTACCATATTGGCAAATATCATTGGTGCGGGCTACATATAGTTTCTTGATATGCTTAAACACCCATCCGGGGTCGCCATTGAAAAAGCAGTGATTTGATGCGGTGTTCTGTGTTACTGAATTAAAGATCACATCGGCTCCGTGTTCTTCGCCTTGTATGCTAACGTATTTATAAGTACCATCAGCGTATTTTGTTGAATCCAATTTCCCTCCAAGATAAGTCTTGATTGCTGGCCAATAAAGCGCCATATCATCGCTGAATTTACCTGCATTATAATCGGGTAATTGAATTTTTATCACAATCACGTGCGCTGAATCGCCGTTTCCTTTAACAAAATTGCACGGATTACCGCCTGCTTTTATGAGTTTTGGCGTTCCTGTGTTGTAGAGCGTACACATGCCGCAACTGCTTTGATCCAGCGTTTCAGCGGCAGGTCCAAACTGAAGGCTTAAGGCAAATGGCCCCGCTCCAGCAGGCATAAAAACTATCGCACGCTGTCCATTAAAAGAAGTAGAGTCAAAGCCATAGTAGGATTGAGCCTGAGAAGTTGACGCAAGACAAGCGACTACCAGTATAAAATATAACGATTTTAGCATATATTTACATTGATAGTGGAAACGCTATTGGTCAATATTTGTCGGGCGTTACAGGGGTGTGACGCCCGAATTTGTTTATAGTTTGATGATATAATTAATTACTAAAAATGGAGGGTTGGCTGTCCCACTATTAAAAGCAGCTATATCCACCGTGTGCGTGTGCGCGCCATCAGTTGAAATGCTATGGGTGTGATTCGTGCTCGCAGCCGACCCGGTTAAGTTAGTAGCGGCCACTGTTGAGCTTGGAGTGCCCGTCGCGCCTCCGTGGTTGTGAGATCCGTCGCTGCTCGTAGAAGTGCTTGCGGGGTCAACTGAATGTAAGTGATCAATGCTACCCCCTGTCCCCGCCAATGTGCTGCCAGTGCCGCTGGCCGCTTTACCTAATGGAAACCTTTGGCGATAGTCAGGAAGATTGAAAGTTGTAGAGCCATCTCCGGCTCCAAAAGTAGTTCCTATGACTCCAAACAATGTTGCATTACCGCCCGTGCGAGATACGGCCGCACCATCACATAGCAACCATCCTGATGGCGCTGAAGCGGTTCCCCACATGAGCATCGCGCCGGAGGGGATGGCAGCGGGTATGGAAGGCAAATTTATGAGTGTATTATAATTAGAGTACTGCTGCAAAAACCTACCCGTACCGCCCATTCCGGTCGCGGATAGAACTGCCTCCCCGTCTGCCGTTGCCGTGGAGGCCGAATCATAATAATATATCCGAACATAGGAATCTCCAACGGCCGTATCGCCCAGGCATATGTACGCTTGCCCGTTTATAGCAGAGGCAAAATTAACAAGGTCATTCTTTACTTCTGCATTTAAATCATTATGCAATGCCATAGTATGTAGGTTTATTGTTTGATTACGACTGCCCGGAAAGTCCCCGATGCAGGATCTCCTGCATTAAGAATATCCAGATTTGAAAACCTTATTTTAACAGTATTGGAAGCTGATACCCACGCGGTGAAAATTGAATTAGCTACTATAGAGCCGTTAGGCACCCCTATAAAAACAGCGTCTCCATCCGCCGCGCCGGTAACCGTGATAGTTAAATCGCTCGAAGAGCTCGCTCCCGTACTAGGGAAGTTCAGCGTGGCCGTGGCGCTGAATGTTGGCGAATAAGTTGTTGGGCTGCTATTGGCAATAACTATAATAACAACCGCTATAGCAGCGACAACCAACAATCCACTGATTAGTCCTTTTCTCATGGTTTATATTTAATAAACATACCACGAGCTCACCGGCCCCGCCTGTATGCTTTTTGACTGATATTGAGTAGTAAGGGTAAAAGATGTTGCGCCATCAATCGTGTCGGAACCCGCTCGCTGCACCGTGATGGTATTTCCGCTTGCGTCCATTCTTTTGATAGAGTATATAATTCCCACTCCCAAAGTTGCGTCGTACACACTGGAAACAGCCGGAAGGTTGAGCGTGATGTTTCCACCTGTCGCATCTACCAATATCTGATAGTCCGAACTCGTGATTGTATAGTTGCTGGTAATGGATATCAGTTTTTGATAAACGCCTCCCCCTAAGAACGAACAACCATCCAC